CTGTTTTAAACAGTAACCTTGAACTTCTTTTTTCTGGTCCAGCATTAAGAACATTTAACTTCACATACAAGTTCACTCCAAGAGAAGCAGCAGAGACAGCAGCATGTAAAGATATTATCAGAAAATTCAAAAAGGCAATGGCAGCAAGACTCAAAGGTAGTGCAATATTCTTACATACCCCTCACGTTTTCTTCATTGACTTCTTCCACAAAGGTCAAGATCATCCATTCTTGAATAGAATTAAACCATGTGCCCTTCTTAACTTTGGGGTAAGTTACACACCCGATGGAGCATACGCAACCTATGAAGATGGTTCTCCTGTTGCATATGAATTACAATTCTCCTTCCAAGAATTAGAACCTATATATGATAAAGACTATGAAGACGGTGAAGGTGCTAAGGGAATGGGATTCTAATGGGTTATTTCAGACAGTTACCCAACTTCAACTATGTTTCACGACTGGATGAAAAGATATCCAGTCGTGACTATGTTGAGGTAAAAAATCTTTTTAGAAGAGCAAAGGTAAGAGAAGATCTCTTTCAAAACTTTACTGCGTTCACTCGATACACTATTATTGGCGACGAAAGACCAGATAATATAGCAGAAAAATTCTATGATGATCCAGAATTAGACTGGGTTATCTTACATGTCAATAATATCATTAATGTAAGAGAAGAATGGCCTCTTACAAACGTTTCATTTAAAAATTTCTTGCTTGATAAGTATGGGAGCATTGAAGGATACAGTGCTATTCATCACTATGAAACTGATGAAGTTAGAGATCAAGCAGATAACATCATCATTCCAGAAGGTCTTGAAGTTGATGAGGATTTTACGGTCACTTATAGAGACGTTGCTCAGGGAAAGGAAGTCATTGCATCTGGAATCACTAATGGTGTAACAAATGAAGAGTATGAGACACGTCTTCAAAACGAAAAAAGGCAGATCTACATATTGAGACCTGCCTATCTTGGTATTGTATTAGATGATGTGGAAAGAATTATGACGTATTCTCCCTCCTCTCAATACGTTAACGATAAGTTAAAGAAGGGAGACAACATCAAGATCAAGTGATCATGCCTCAGCGAGTTTCTGGAAGTAACTCAGGGCATCATCTTCATCCTCATCACGTGACTCTACAACAGGTGCTGGTGCCTTAGGAGTGATGTCGGGTGCATTGAAATCACCGCGACCCTCAGACTCATCCTCAAAGGATTCATCTGCAACAACACGACGCTGCTGTTGAACACGGAGAACCATGTTCAGACGCTTTTCAAGTTCCTCATAGGTCTTGAAACTAGAAGCAGAAGTGAAATCTGCTAGCGAATACTCTCGCTTCCAGATTGTTTCAAGTGCATCATCGTCATCAAGGAGAGGGTTAGCAGAATCAAACTCTGACTTGTCATAATTCCAGTAACCATCCACCTTGCGGATTTTGAGTTTGAAGTTTGCTCCTTGCCAGAAGTCAAAGGGGTTGATAGGAGTTTCATCTTCAAACTCTGGCTGCATGGCAGCGAGGATTTTGTCGTGGATTTTCTTACCATACTTGAACAGGAATACTTTGCCTTCGTTTTCGGGATTCGTGGGGTCCTTCACAACATAGATGTTGGAGTAGTAGGACAGTTTACGCTTTTGTTTGCGGACAGTATCTTTGTCTGCATCACTACCACTGTTCCAAAGGTCACGGTTGTACTCAGAGACAGGATCTTTTTGACCAATCGTGGTCAGCGAATTCTCGATGTACCAACCACCAGGACCTTGGAAGGCATGACTGTACACTTTTGCCCAGGGAATATCCTCACCCTCAGGGGCAGGCAGAAAACGGATCACGGCATAACCGTTACCGCTCTTGTCAAGAGATGGTTTCCAGAGTCGGTCGTCGCCACTTTTAACGGTGGTCTTTTCTACCTCAGCAACCAGTTTGGAAGTGAGGGAACCGAGACGGGATTGTTTTTTGAGATCAGAAAAGGACATTGGATTTGGCTTGTTGTTTGGCTTGTGTGTACTTCGTTATTATAGGACCTAGGCAAGGTCTTTGTCAATCTGCTTTCGCATTGATTTGAGCATCTTATCCATGTTATTGAACACGACACTCATGTCTATGTCAGCAGGCATCCCCATCATCCTTGCAGACTTGGAGATGTTTTCTTTCATTAACTTTGCTTCGGGATCATCTGAAAGGGATAACCTAGTATAAAGAACTCTTTGTTTCTCTAAGAGACGTTCAAGAGTATCAACATGATCCACTCTTTCTTCTTTTGTCATCGTGGGGAATTCAAAGACTCTGGTATAAACTTCTTCTTGAAGTTCTTGAATCTCTGTCATCTCTGCTCTGACTACTTCGGAATCGAAGAAGCTCATAAAATTATCTCCTTTAAGATTTTCTTATAACGAAATACGTCAATATTTAGAAAGGGTGAATACTTGGCAATACGCTTAGAGATCAGTACCCAAACTGGGTCTGTCAATTTCTTATCGAACCTAGATTTGTATCCAAGTATTTTGTCTAAGATGATTAACGTTTCGATTGAAACATCCCCTCTCAAAAATGATTTGAGGATGTCTGGATGACGATTGCCATCAATATAAAACATGGCATCAAAGTTATCATCACCAAAAAGACTCTCTACCTCACTCTTAAAAATATAAGACAGAGACTGATTTCTTTTCTGCCATGCAGTGTATGTTTTCTCTCCATTCTTTACGATGTCTGCCATGTAAAGAGTTTGAGGATCATCACAACTGGCAAAGTTTGCAACAAAGAATTCTTCTATCTCTTTATCATTCTTCTGTCTCGACATTCTTTCGAAGAAGTATCTGTCTTTTCTTTTATTGAAGGCATTGGCAGATGCTTTTACCCTGCCACAATATTTCAAGTAATCATAACTATCTTTCGTGAAGTGTTGCTTCATCGCAAGATAAGTCTTATAGCACTCGATCGGCATCATAAAAAAGTAATAGGTCAAAAATTTTGCCGGAGATTTTTGCGGGCAAAAATGGAATCAAAGGGGCAATTTTGCTCTGGAACTTCTCTTTAAGAAGTTTAGTTCCATTGCATTGTATTTGAGTTTTTCTTTTAGAGGTTTGGATAAAAGTTTAGGAACTGCTTCAAGTTCAATGCTGTTTTGATCACAGAACACGACGATAGCATCAATGTAGTTTAGATCATTATTTTCATGCACAAGTCTTTCAATCTCTTGTGCAAATTTTGCGGGACCTAAAAACTTTTTTTGGAAAGCCTCGTCTAGTTCATTTAGCATTGGCGTAAGATAAATTGTTGGTGACAAATTCTTTGATGTAGCGAACTAGTAACTTAATATACTCGTCTTTGTTCCTTTTGTCAAATACCTTGACCTCTCCACCAGGAGTAACCATGAGAGTGATGAGTTTAGTAACAGGAATACCTGTCATCTCATAGTACATACATGCGTATGCAGTTTCCTGAACGAAGTAATTTTCCAACCACTTCTCTGGTTTGATTTTTTCTGATGTTTTAAAGTCAATGATTGCTAGTTCGCCTTCATACTCTCCGATACAATCTACTCTGCCTGCAAGACCCAAGTATTCTGAGAAGAGTGTACGTTCGATGGCATGGATATTATTTATCTTATCCAAATATGGTTTGGCATGGTGAAACATAAACTGAGTTGCGGGAAGAAAGTCATCCCAATTCAGTTGTAGATTCATCAAGTATGCCTGAGCTGCCTCATGGAAATCCGTACCACGTGTGGTCGCTTTCTTCGTAATTCGATTAGCTTCTTCTTCTCCAACTCGCTCTCTCCACTTGGTAAAAATTTGACGATTATAGAAAGAAGTGACAGAAGTAATAGAAGGAACCCAATCGCCATTCGGGACCTGATAGAGTCGGCATCCAGGAGTTTCTTTTTTGTTGAGTTCAATGTCACCTAGGTAATTACAATGAGTAAAATTCATACTAAACCGATAGCATTCTTTGCAAGGATGTATTCTTTAACGAGACCAGAACGAACGATATCTTCGATACCAAATTCAATCAGAGAGAATGATTCCATCTTGGAAAGAATACGGGTGAAGTCAGAGATGCCATTCCTCTCATATGTTTTTGTCAAATCTGACTGAACTCCATCACCACAGAAAAGAATCTTACTGTTCTCACCAACACGGGTGATAATAGAATCCAGTTCATGGAAGTTGAGGTTCTGACACTCATCAACAATGACGATCGCATTATCAAGTGTGGTGCCACGGATGAAAGATGTTGACCAGAAACTGATCGTACCTTGTGTTTTGAGATTACCATACAACATCTCAAAGTCAGTCTCTGATGGCAACTCGAACATATATTTTACCATATTCTTGTATGGAATCTGGTAAAGAGATGACTTGTCCTCATGATCACCAGGCAGGAAACCAATCTCTCTGGTCGCCACAAGAGATCTAACGATGTAGATCTTCTCATAGGGTGTCTCTCCCGAAAGAACCTCTCTCAGGGCATTGTAGAGGGCGATAAAGGTCTTACCAGTACCAGCACATCCATATGCAAATAGGTTTTTACCTGCTTTATAATCTGCGAAGAATTTTTCTTGATTATCAGTCAGTGGTTCAATGTCAACCAGAAGATCCGTGTTGATTGGTTTCTTTCGACGCATCTGCTTAGCAGTAAGTCCTACTCCAATTGGATCGTCCGTCTTCTTTCTTCTAGGCATAAGTTAGATCTTGAACTTTTGGCGGGCAGAGGGGGCGTTTTGTGCTTTTTCTAACACTTCATTCCATCCAGGCTTGGACTTGACGAGTTTATCTTTCCACTCGCCAACCTCACCGAATCCTGGTGCGTTGTCAGGAGTATAGTACCTTTCCCAATCGGGATTGTCTTCACGCCACTGGTCCCAATCGTGAACACTCATTACAACGTCTTTGGTTTCACCAGTTTCTTTGTGCTTTACAGGATAAGTTGCCATGGATTTACATAATGTGTGAATATTTATACCCAACCAAGTGCTTCTGCACATGTGGGGAACTGTTCGACAAAGATCTTCTTACACTCTTCTGCAATCTCCATGTGCTCCTTCTGAGTTCCATTAGCAGATCTCAGATTAATATAGTGAATCCAAGAACGACATGAGCCAGACATGTACAGACGGGTAGGAGTTGCCAGAGGAAGAACAAAGCGAGCACACTCTTTTGCAACACCATGATCAAGCAGGTGTTGATACAGACTCATACCCTGCTTGAAGTATGTGTCAATCTGCCGCAATGATAGTTCTACAAACTCTGGATCCAAGTCATCAATAGAATTCTGACGATTCTTGGTGTCTTGACGACGAAGTTCTGGGACTGGGATCGTCTCTGAGAGTAGGGAAGAATCAGCATAGCGTT